TTGACAACCCAATTAGGTTCAATGGTATTGGCGGCACTTGGGCAATGCAAGATGCACTGACGCTTGGTTCAACTCGCAACTTGACAATGACTAACGGCACGTTGCAACTCAAATCTGGCACAACAAATACAGTCGGAGCACTTCTCACCGCAGGTACAAACCAAAAGTTTCTTCAATCCACAACGCCGGGAACGCAAGCTACTTTATCCGACTCAAGCGATACAAACAGTGTCAACTATTTGACCATCCGAGACATTAACGCTACAGGCGGTGCAATATTTGAAGCTTATGTTACTAATAATAACGTAAATGCTGGCAATAATACAGGTTGGGATTTTTATCCAGTTACAAATTCTATTTATGATAGTTTACAGTTACGTGGTTACACAGGAACAGTAACTGATATGTTGTTACAATATTATAAAGCAAATGGTGCTACTAGTAATAGTTTACAAGATGCAGAGTCTCAGTTTTTAATTATTAAAGGTTATACTTTAGGTAGTAATACCGATAAGTGGTATGCTTATTTACGTAGTTTAAGTTTTACTGGAACTGTTACTGACATGTTATTTGACTATTGGAAAGACCCTGTATAATGTCTGAAATAAGCCACAAAGAAATTTATGAGCGACTTATTGCTGTTGAAAACAAAGTTGATACAGTTGCACAAAATACTAAAGATGTAGTAAACGCTTTTCATGCAGCACAAGGGGCATTTGTTGTTTTAGAATGGATTTCTAAAATAGCTAAACCTTTATTATTTATTGTTGGTCTTTCTACTGTTTGTGTAACGTGGTGGAATAACAGATGATTGCTGAACTTGCTGCTGCTAATGCAGCTTTTCAAGTTATTAAAACTGCATTAAACAACGGTAAAGAACTATCAGCTATTGGTGGTAAAGTTTTTGATTATTTTGATAATAAAGCAAAAATACAAGAAAAAGCTACTAAGAAAACAAATAAAAATGGTGATCGTTCGGATATGGAAGAATTTATGGCTCTTGAGCAGCTTAATGCCCAAGAGACTGAGTTACGTGAACGTATGATATATGCAGGTCGCCCCGGTCTTTGGGAAGATTGGATAAAGTTTCAAGCACAAGCTGCTAGCCGTAGACGTAGAAATAAAGAAATTGCTGCACGAAATGCACTAATTCGCAAACAAAAAATAAGTGATTTGATTGACGTTATAGTTCTATCTGTAGCATTTATTATTTTGGCTATACTAATATTGTATGGTATTTATATTTACGTTGTATATTTTTAATAGGAAGAGTATATGTTTCCATTAGCTGCAATATTAGATGTTGGTACTAAACTTATAGATAAACTTATTCCTGATCCGCAAGCTAAAGCACAAGCACAACTTGATTTAGCTAAAATGGCACAGGATGGTGAGTTAGCTAGATTAACTAACGACACTAAACTATATGAGATAGAACAAACTGCTGTATCAAATAGGTGGCAAGCTGACATGGGGTCAGATTCTTGGTTGTCTAAAAACATTCGACCAATGGCCCTTATTGCAATTTTTGTAGCATACTTTGTATTTACAATGATGAGTGCTTATGGATATAACGCACAAGAATCATACGTACAGTTACTAGGTCAATGGGGACAAATTATTTTCTTAGCTTATTTTGGCGGTAGAACTGTTGAAAAATTAGCAGATATGCGGAGTAATAAATGAAACTATCCAATAACTTTACACTTGAAGAATTAATTAAATCAGAGACAGCAATACGCCGTGGCATTAATAATACTCCTTCCTCTAGTGTCGTTGAAAATTTACAACAACTGGTTACTAACGTGCTGCAACCCATACGGGATAAGTTTGGCCCCATTACTGTAACTAGTGGTTATCGTTCAGCACAGTTAAATGTAGCTATAGGTGGTAGTGCTACTAGTGACCATGTATTAGGCATGGCAGCAGACATTGAAGTTCTTGGATTAGACAACAAAGTTTTAGCGCAATATGTCCAAAATAATATTAAATTTACGCAATTAATATTAGAATTTTACACTGAGGGTGATCCTCACAGTGGTTGGGTACATATTAGTTATGATAAAGATGATTTAAAACAAGAAGTATTAACAGCCGTTAAACGTAACGGTAAAACAGTTTATTTAAAAGGAATCTAAAATGCCATTAAAAGAAGGTAAAAGTAAATCAGCTATTTCTAAAAACATTAAAAAAGAAATGGATAGTGGTAAAAGTCAAAAGCAAGCTGTAGCAATTGCTATGTCTAAAGCAGGTAAAAGTCTGCCAAAACGAGGCGAACGAACTGCTAAAAATAAAGCTAAAAAATGAAGCTCGCTTACATAATTTGGGAAGATGCATCTGAATTAGATGTAACTGCATGGACATTTCAAGACGAAGGATTTGTGTATGTGCCAGTGTTATGTAAGCAAGTAGGGTGGGTTGTTTATGATGGCCCCGAAGGTATTATTCTTACGCAAGCAGTTACTAGTAATGGTGAAATAGCTAGACGTAATCAAATACCTAAACAAATGATTAGGAGTATCGAATGGTTGACCGAACCAAGTTCCTTGATGGCAGCGGCAAGCGAGTAATATTACAACTCTTTAAAGAGTTTGCTCGTCCTGATGTTAAGTTTAAACCTGTATATACATTACAAGAATGGAAAGATGTATTTCTTGATTGTCGTGATCCTTCAGAATACCAACCTGCACAACTATTGCTTGGGGATTGGGAACACTGGCTTGAAGTACGTAACCATGCTTTAATTAAACCACATGTAGATAAGTGGCAAGCCGAACTAGAAGTAAAGTTGCGTTCAGAAGCAATTAATCAAATGAAGAGTCATGCTAAACAACCGGGAGGCACTGCTGCTGCTAAGTGGTTGGCTGATAAAGGATATGCCTCAGAAGCCGTTAAAAAGCCCGTAGGAAGGCCTAAAAAGGAAGAGGTAGAACTACCCCCTATCCCTAGTCGTATTGCAGGTGATATGGCTCGTTTAGGAATTGTAATTGGAGGTAAACGATAATGCCATTTATGACCAACGGTAAACGTGATTATAAAAAACAATACGAAAAGTATGATGGTAAAGAGGATGTAAAAAAAGATCGGGCTAAACGTAATGGTGCACGCCGTATGTTGGAGCGTGAAGGTAAGGTTAGCAAAGGTGACGGTAAAGATGTAGACCACAAAAAGCCACTAAGTAAAGGTGGCAGTGCTAGTCGTGGTAATTTACGTGTTACTAGTAAGAGTGCTAATCGTAGTTTTGCCCGTAAGAAGAATGGAACAATGAAATGAAACCCAAATCAAAAGTTAATTCTGCTAATGTTTATACAAAACCAACTATGCGTAAAGAGTTGTTTAATAAAATTAAAGCTGGCACTAAAGGTGGTGATCCCGGTGAGTGGTCAGCACGTAAAGCACAGTTGTTAGCTAAAGAATACAAAGCTAAAGGTGGAGGGTATAAATCATGAGTAAAACTGCTAAACACTATTTACCAAGTGGCAAAGAATATAAAGGCCCAATTCATAAGATGGGCAGCCAGTTACATACTGGAGCAAAACACTCTGAAAAGAGTCAAAAACTTAGCCATACACCGCCTAAGAAAAAGAAATGAAAAATCCACAACAATCTTTAAAGGAGTGGACAGCACAAAAGTGGCGAACATCTGATGGTAAACCATCTAAAGGTAAAAAACGATATTTACCTGATGCTGCTTGGGATGCACTTTCTTCTTCTGAAAAAGCTGCTACTAATAAAGCTAAAGCTAAAGGAAATGCTAAAGGCAAACAGTTTGTAGCACAACCTAAAAAAATTGCTTCTAAAACATCTAAATATCGTTAAAGGATATACATGGCTAAAGACCCAAGATTAGAACGTGCTGGTGTATCTGGTTTTAATAAACCTAAACGCACACCTAGTCATGCTACTAAATCACACGTAGTAGTTGCTAAAGAAGGCGACAAAGTAAAAACTATTCGTTTTGGTCAACAAGGTGTGACTGGTGATAAACAACCTACAGCACGACAAAAAAGTTTTAAAGCACGACATGCTAGTAACATTGCCAAAGGCAAGATGAGTGCTGCATATTGGGCAGATAAAGTTAAATGGTAATGACTGAAAAAGAACTAGTAAAGCAAGCGGCAGAAGCTGACTTGCTTACATTTATTCGTCTTGTTGCACCCCATCGTGTGTTGGGTTCAGTGCATGAGGAGTTGTGTGCTTGGTGGCAACGTCAAGATGCTAAGGATAACCAACTTGTGTTGCTTCCTCGTGACCACCAAAAGAGTGCAATGATTGCCTATCGTGTGGCACACCACATTACTAAGCATCCTGAAGCTACAGTGTTATATGTATCTGCTACAGCTAACTTGGCTGAAAAACAATTAAAAGCTGTTAAAGACATTCTATTATCTGATATTTACCGTTTCTATTGGCCTGAGATGGTTAATGAAATGGAAGGTAAACGAGAGCGTTGGGCTGCGGATGAGATTAGTGTTGACCACCCTAAGCGTAGAGCAGAGGGTATTCGTGATGCAACTATTAAAGCAGCAGGTATTACAGCTAACGTAACAGGGTTGCATTGTTCTGTTGCTGTGTTAGATGACGTAGTAGTCCCTGATAATGCCTATTCTCAAATTGGACGTGACCAAGTAAGGGCATTCTATTCACAATTATCCTCCATTGAATCTACTGGTGCTAAAGAGTGGGCTGTAGGTACACGTTACCATCCCGGTGACTTGTACAAAGATATGATGGAAATGAATGAGTCCTACTATGATGAGGATAAGGACGAAGAAGTCGAGTTGGAAGTGTACGAAACATTCGAACGTGTTGTCGAGACTAATGGTGAATTCCTATGGCCTAAACAACGGCGTACAGATGGTAAGACTTTTGGTTTTGACCAAAAAGAATTAGCCCGTAAAAAAGCAAAGTATTTGGATATTACTCAGTTTTATGCCCAATACTACAATAACCCTAATGCTGTGGAAACACAGCTTATTGACCGTAGTAGGTTTAACTACTATGAAAGGGATAAGATTGAAAACTTTAGCGGTGCTTGGTACTTTGGTGATAAGCTTCTCCATGTGTATGCAGCTATGGACTTTGCTTACACAGTCAGTAACAACTCAGACTATACTGTTATTGCTGTGGTAGGTGTAGACGAAGATAATAACTATTATGTCCTTGATATTGACAGATTTAAAACAAACAAGATTTCTGTTATGTACGATAGGGCTGAATCAGTGTTTAGGAAGTGGCGATTTAAAAAGATGCGTTGTGAGATTGTAGCTGCACAGCGACTCATTGTAAGCCAGTTCCGTGACTACATGCGTAGTCAAAACATTGTGTTTACCATTGATGAGTATAACCCCCCTAAGACTATGAACAAAGCAGAGCGCATTGCTTCTATCTTAGAACCCCGTTATACCAACAATCAAATCTGGCACTACAAAGGCGGTAACTGCCAAGTGCTAGAAGAAGAACTCATTATGAATAACCCTGAGCATGATGACGTTAAAGATGCTTTAGCGGCTTGTGTTGAGATTTGTAAATCCCCAGTATCTAGCAGGTCATGGGGTAAGAAATCAAACATCATTGCATTTAATTCTAAATTTGGTGGCGTAGCCTACTAAGAGGACAATATGAACGAAAACGTACAAGTAAGTTTTGATAACGATAGCCTAGCAAATAAAATTGCTGATATGTGGGTTAAGTGGGACACTAACCGTTCGGTATGGAAATCAGACCAACAAGAGTTACGTAACTACTTGTTTGCCACTGATACACGTAAAACTAGTAATAGTAAACTCCCTTGGA